GGTGTTAAGTCTGGGACTGCTGTTCTTGAATATATGCACGCTATTGGCGCTCGTGTCAAGATGATGCGAATGGCTCAGAAAGGAATGAATCAAAAAGCTTATGACTATTTCTCGTTGTATGGATTTGATAAAGAAACTGCTGACTCAATTGCAGATAACATTCGTCGTTTTGGTTCAGATGATACTAATGCTCCTTTGCTTAATCTTGATAAGTGGGATGGTGATCTGGGGCATAAGTGGAGCATTGGTGTACGTCGGCAGTCTTACGAGATAGTCCAGCGTAGCAACTTTGGCGACAACATCGGCATCACAGCAGGCGGCAGGCTTGCAGGCGATACACATCTTGGTTCTTTGGCTATGTCGCTTAAGAACTATATGCTAGTGGCCTACAACAAGCAACTTAGTAGCGGTTTGGTTAACATTGCTAAAGGCGGTAAGGCGCGTATGGATACTCTGGGTAACTGGGGCTATCAAACAGCGTTTACGGCTGTAGGCTACACTGCCAAGCAATACTCCTTGTACTGGAACGACCCAGAGATGCTTGAAAAGAACTTGACTCCTGAGCGTATTGCTGCTAACACATTCTCAATGACAACATTTGCCTCGTTTATACCTGGTGTTGTTGACCTTGCGGCTAAGGCAGTTACCGACGAGCCTATCTTTAACACGTATGGTCGTGATCAAGGGGCAATGACTATTGCACCACTAGACTACGCTAACGAAACGGTTAATGCGGCTGTTACAGTCGGCAACCTAATCTCTCCGTGGGCTGATGCTAAGGAACACGAGCTGCGTAAAGCTCTTGGTGTATTACCACTAGGCAACGCAATTGGCGTTAAATCATTAACAAGCGAACTAGCAGAAATATTTGCAGAGGATTAATATGAGTACTAAGGACAAGGCGTCCTTGGCTCAGTTAAACTCACTTCATGGGATGGTGGCACAACAGCTTGCCACTAACCTTGATGACCCTAAGATACTGGCTCATGCCATTAAGTTTCTTAAGGACAACGATATTACAGCCGACATTGTCGAGTCTGAGTCGTTGATGAGTCTAACTGATTCCATTAGGAAGATCGCCACAGAGTCGAAAGGCGAAGCAAGTTTCAGCGTAGAAGATATGCTTGAGAAGGCTTCAATCGCTCACTGAGAGCTTTTTATGAGCCTACCTACCCTACCCTACCTTAAGGGTACTAAAAGGGCGTGTAGGCTCTCTAAAGAGCTTTAAAACATAAAGGAGAATTATGGATAACAACGAAATTCAGTCAGCTATCAAGGACTTTAAAGTGTTCTTGAGGATGACTTGGAAACATCTACGACTACCACCCCCAACAAGGATGCAGTACTACATTGCTGACTACTTGCAGGAAGGCCACAAGCGTTCCCAGTTAGAAGCTTTGCGGGGTATTGGTAAGACGTGGATTACAGGGGCGTATGTAGCGTGGAGGTTGCTACGTAACCCTAATGAAAAGATATTGATTGTGTCACAGTCTGGTAGCCACTCAGACAACATCTCAATCTTTATCCGAAAGCTGATTGATACAATGGATATCCTGGCTCATTTACAGCCTCGATCCGATCAGCGCAGCTCTGTAGTAGCTTTTGACGTTAACGGATGCAATGTATCTGTTCAACCATCTGTAAAAGCGTTAGGCATTACCTCTCAGTTACAGGGAAATCGAGCTTCATTGCTCATCTCTGATGACGTTGAGGGACAGCAAAACTCCGCTACGGAGAAGAGACGGCAGGATTTGTTACAACAAGTAGCAGAATATGAGGCTATTCTACAGACAACAGATGACGCCCAGATCCTAGTGCTAGGTACACCCCAGACTTCTGAGTCTATTTACACCCGATTGCGGGATAAAGGGTATGTAACTCGCATCTATCCTGCACGATATCCTGATAATAATACCAATTATCAAGGCTGCTTGGCTGATTATTTGATACAGGATATAGCCAAAACTCCCAGTTTAATCGGTACGCCTACGGACGAACGGTTTACTGAGGAAGACTTGTACCAGCGTGAGCTGAGTTATGGTCGTAGTGGCTTTAAATTACAGTTTATGCTCGATACCACCTTGAGTGATGCTGAGAAGTATCCGCTGAAGACTAGGGATTTGATCGTTGCTGATCTTGATGCGTCACAAGCGCCTACAAGATTGGTGTGGTCAGCCAATAGTGCTCAGTCGATTACTGCTCTTCCTAACGTAGGGTTTACTGGGGACACCCTCCAGCGCCCAATATCGCAGGAAGCTTACGGCAATTACGAAGGATCGGTCTTGGCTATTGACCCTAGTGGTCGTGGTCAGGACGAGATGGGATGGGCTGTGGTCAACCACCTACTAGGAAAAGTATTCGTGCCTGCATTTGGTGGTATGCAAGGAGGCTATGTAGAAGAAAACCTAGTGAAGCTCGCGGAGATAGCTAAGGAGTATAAGGTAAACAAGATCGTTACAGAGAGCAACTTTGGCGATGGTATGTTTAACAACCTCCTGATGCCTGTGCTAAACGCTATCTACCCCGTAGCTGTTGAGGAGATCAGAAACAACGTTCAAAAAGAGAAACGTGTGATCGACTCACTTGAGCCGTTAATGAACCAGCATCGATTGGTTATTGACTATACGGCTCTGCGAAAAGACATCGAGTTCGGTCTTCAAGAACCCAAGAGTATTTACTACTCAATGGTCTATCAAATGACCCATATCACTAAAGAACGTGGTGCTTTGGTTCACGATGACCGACTCGATGCCTTGACGCTTGGTGTTCAGTTCTGGAATGAGTACGGTATCCTTAAGCAAAACTCTGACAATGCGCTTGAGGGCTACAAGAAAAAGATGGTCCAGGACGAGCTGACTCGTAGGGCTAATATCTTTAGGAGTTTGAACCATAAGAAATCGTCTTCAAAGCAGTCACTGCAACGGTTACGGGCATATTCGTAGTAGTTACTTCAAAAGAAAAGACATTCTAGGGGCAGGAAGATATAACTCCTATAAGATATCTTTAAGATTCTTTAGGATACTTAAGGACTCTTTAGTAGCTACCATTATTATTACTACAATATTATAAAAAAAATAGAGACTCTTACGGCCTCTTAAGTCGATGTTAGGTTTCCTGTGGGTCTTGGGTCTGTGTTCAGGATCGAGGAGTAATCCACAGGAGCCTAACGGTAGTGGGGCGATTCCAAAAAATATTAAAAAAATGTCAGGGGGTATCATGCATCTCTAGGCCGCGATTGTCCCCCGATGCCCACCCAAAAGTACTACAGAAAACCGACAGAATCAGACAGAATAGCTACAGAAACCAATGAAACCCTAGCCGATTGAATACTTTTATATTCTTTTGGCCTCGTTTAAGGGTTTCTTTTTTTTCAAAGTAGTACCTACCGCATCCATTGTAATACCGTAGTATACTGATCGCAGCCTTTGTAATACTTAGCTGCTAATCGCTTGGTTCTGTAATACTCAAGGCTTACAAAGGGTAAATGTAGCCTCTAAGTAGTACATAATCGATGGCCTAAAATTTCCGCTATATATAGGGCAAATCGAATGGGGTGCTGTAGGGGGTGCAGGGTGCCGACGGCTTGGGGGGTGTCGGTTTTTTGACAGTAGGTGTCAATTTTTTGACAGTAAGTGTCGGTTTTTTGACAGGGTGTGTCGGTTTTTTGACACCCTAAATGAATACCTAAGTAGTCAACTGGGCAGTAAATGTAGTACTATCCAGGTAATAATCAGGGTTGGCACGGTCATTGCTTATGGTTCATTGTCAACCCGAAACGATCAAATCAAAGTTGGCACGGTAGTTGCTTAGGTAGGGTGTAGGGCAAAAAAGCTTACAACGGTCAAAATGCAAACATAGTGTGTGTATAATGACGCCACGGTAACCATTCGGAAATTGTGTTTTTTTAAAGGTGAACGACAATGAAACTGCTAACGTCCATGTCAACCAAAATTGACAAGTCCCAAAATGACGAATACTTGAATGCTATTCTGTATCTCGAGCCTACGTATAATGACAAGGTTTGCATTGCAAAATCGGCGGGTTGTTCGGCGTCTTGTCTCGTGAATAGTGGTCGAATGATCATGCAAAATGCGGTCGATGCACGGTATAAACGAACGAATTTTCTTTTCGCAAATCGCGATGCTTTTATGGCACAATTGCAAGCGGAAATTTGGGTTTTAAGACGCAAAGCCACGAAACAAGGGAAAAAGCTTGCCATGCGATTAAATGGGACAAGTGATCTTGACTGGTCGGAAATGTACGGGTTGTTTCCCGACGTGCAGTTTTACGAATACACCAAGCGCCCAGATCTAGCGCTAAAAATGGCAAAATTCGAGAATGTACATTTTACCTTTAGCTACACCGAAAGAACAAAAGACGAAACCATGCAGAAAATGCTAGATCGTGGGCACAATGTAGCGGTCGTTTTCAAGGATAAACTGCCCGCCACGTTCAAGGGTATACCCGTGATCGATGGTGACAAGCACGACCGACGTTTTGAGGATACAAAAGGGCGCATTGTCGGCCTAAAGCTTAAGGGCACAAATGCGGTCAAGGCCATCGCCATTAGCACGGGCTTTGCAAACTGAAATAGGGGTATAATTGTGATTACATTCGAGGGGGAAATTATGGACTACTATCAATCGGCGCATGATATGGAAATTTCAAGGGCACGGGCTTTGCGTGAGATCTACAATCACGGCGCAGTGGATGATCTTGAAGAATTTTATGCGGAATACGGGTTCCAAGCTACCTACTTGGCACAGGATGTTCTAGATTGGTTGGGGTACTAAAATGTCAAAATCTAAAGGGGAAACCATGACTACTAAAGAAACGCACGACTACGCCAAGGATTTCACGGCCTACACGTCCGACCATCTACATAAGGCACTCGCCATTGTCAGCAATGAATTTTGGGAACTACACGAAAAACTGCGGGAACCCTACACCACGCGGGGTGCTCAGATGGCTGACGTTACAGAACTAGCGCGACTCGGTACGCTACTTACGAAAATTGCGGACGCACACAGCGCCGTGGGTGAATATATTTGCCCTACATATAAGGGGAATTGATATGCAACCGACAGTGGAAAACCTACTCGACGGCATCAAGGTGCTAGAATCGTTAATCGCGGATTATGAGGAGTATTTGACACAATTACACGAAGACGGATATATTGACGTTGTGGCAGATGGACGTGAGTACCTAATCAGTCTCGAAGACACTTGCAGAAACAATAAACCCTTGTCACAATGTGACTGTTGCTAAGGATAAACGAAAATGAGTAAACCCGAAATGACCGAGCGCGAGGCCAAATACATCGCGGACTACGTAAACCACGTCATCGATAATGGCGGTACAATCGACTGGCGCTCTATCCTAGGCGCGTCCCTAGGTTTTGATGTAACCAACGTGGCACCCGAAACTGTTGCAATGGTGCGTGATATTTTAGCTCAGGAGAATTGAAATGCAAAAAATCGGAAATGTTTTAAGTTTGTTCGACGGTCTCAGCGGGGGGCAGATCGCTCTCAAACGAGCAGGCATCGACTACGACCAGTACTATGCGTCGGAGGTGGACAAGTACGCCATCGACATAGCCAAGAAAAACAATCCTGAAATGGTGCATCTTGGCGACGTGACAAAGTGGCGAGAATGGGACATAGACTGGTCTAAAATCGGTCTGTTGATCGGGGGCAGCCCTTGCCAAGGTTTTAGCTTTGCAGGCAAGCGCCTAAATTTTGATGACCCACGGAGTAAGCTATTTTTTGTGTACGTGGATATCTTGAACCATATCAGAGCGGTCAACCCCGACGTGAAATTCATGCTTGAGAATGTCAAGATGAAAAAAGAATCGTTGGACGTTATCAGCGAGACCTTGGGGGTGCAACCCGTGTTTATCAACAGCGCCACGGTGTCGGCACAAAACCGTCAGCGGTACTATTGGACAAACTGGGCGGTGACGGTGCCTGAAGATCGCGGTATTGTTCTGGGCGACGTTCTCGAAAATGGTGTTGTTGATCGTGACAAGTCGTTTTGCATCGATGCCAACTATTTCAAGGGCGGTAACCTCAAGCAGTATTTTGAGAAACACCGTCGCCAGTTGGTATTTTCCGCAAATGGCTTGTGCCATGTCGGTGACGCAGACCTCAATGGCCACGACCTGCTCAAACGGGTCTACCATCCCGCAGGCAAGGC